CCTTCTTCTACGCGATGATCTATGGATCCGGGGACGAGAACCTCGGGGTGGTGCTAGAGAACCCTCCAGGACGCAAGGCTAGGAACGCCGGAGCAGAAGCTCGGGCCAACCTGATGAAAGGCGTCCCGGCTCTAGGTAAGCTCGTTGATGCCGTAGGAAAGAAGGTAGCCCATCGCGGCTACCTTATCGGCCTCGATGGGCGCCGCCTCAGTGCCCGATCGCCGAACGCTGCTCTCAACACCCTCCTGCAATCCGCTGGAGCAATCCAGATGAAGCGCGGCCTCGTCATCCTGTACGACACCCTGACTATTCAGCACGGTCTCGTGTGGGGCAAGGACTTCGCTATCGTTGGTTTGATCCATGACGAATGGCAGGCAAACGTCCGTCCGGAGTTAGCGCAACTGTACGGAGAGACTGCCGTGGCTTCGATCCGGAAAGCTGGTGAGTACTACTCGTTCCAGTGTCCGCTCGAAGGCCAGTGGCAGTCTGGAAACTCTTGGAAGGAGACACACTGAGTTGAGGGACGGATACCTATACGCCGTAACACACCCGAGCCTCCCGGCTCTCATCAAGATTGGCGTCACCATCAATCCTAGAAGAAGGCTTCATACCTACAATGTCGGATGTCCAGACAAGCTCTACCGATACAGGTTCCTCCGAGCCGTCCCAGACATGCTCAGGGCAGAAGCTGCCGCACTATCGAAGCTCGACGGGCTTTGCCACCGGCGGGGAGGAGAGTGGTTCATCGTCTCCCCCGGAGACCTCCCCGAACTCCTCCCCCAAGGAGACATCTTCGGGGTGGATGTCGAGCATGACGGAAGACGACCGACAGGAGATGGCCGAGAGGCTCCAAGAGAAGTACGGGATACCATACCCAGTGGAGGACAATGACAACGCTCCTGATTGATGCCGACAGCCTCGTGTTCACTGCCGCTTTGGCGGCCCAGAAAGTGATCCCGTGGGATGACGACATCTACACCGTCCATGGCGATCTTGGGGATGCGAAGCGGATATTCGCTTCCCAGGTAGCCACCATCACAGAAGCAGCCCCAGGCGACCCCGAGGTGATCCTCTGCTTCTCGTGCCCGACACGTAAGTACTTCAGGCACGACATCTACCCGGCGTATAAAGCTCACAGAGGTGGCGCCACACCTCCGCCCATTCTCAGGAAGGACCTCTTCGATTGGGCCAGTAAGGACGACCTGAGCTACACCCGCCTCAAGTTAGAGGCGGACGACATTATCGGAATACTGGCCACGAGTAACAGCATCATCCCCGGAGACAAGATCATTGCCTCTGTGGACAAGGACCTGAAGCAAATCCCTGGTAAGCACCTCAACCCCTCGAAGCTCAAAGAGGGGGTCTACGAAGTCAGTCCAGAGGAAGCTCGTCAGCAGCTTTGGATGCAGGTCCTCACCGGGGACGCCGTGGATAACTATCCCGGCTGCCCAGGCGTTGGTCCAGTGACCGCTCAGAAGATCCTCGACAAGGCCGGGGACGATCCCCTGCCAAATGTCAGGGCCGCCTACATGAAGGCTGGGCTCACAGACGCTGACCTTGTTCAGATGGTCAACGTGGCCCGCATCCTCACAGTCAAGACCTACAACTTCAAGCGAAAGGAACCGATACTATGGCAGATGCCATCAACAGCACCCTGAGGGACCGCGACCGTAACTACAACGGCATCCCTTTCATGGATCGTGCCGCGTTCTCCCAGACGGTCAAGGACGCCTTCCGCAAGGGTCCTCTCTGGGCCGGCCTTGGCGCCGACCAGAAAGAGGCCCTGGACATGATCGCGCACAAGCTCGCGCGGATCGTCTGCGGCAATCCCGCCGTGGTTGACCACTGGCACGACATCGGCGGCTATGTTCGCCTCGTAGAGGAGGAGCTTCTGAAGGCTGCCGGGGAAGTCAAGCTACCGCCCCAGACAGAGGCCCCGCCGCTCCCGGTGACGGCTTCCAAGCCTATCCCGCCGGCGTCCAACCTTATGCCTCCGCCGGCCCCGCTCACCCCTCCTCAGGCCGCTGCCGTGAATGACATCGTCAGTAATCGTCCGGCGATCCCTTCGGCTCCCCCGGTCAAGGTGCCGGATAGGCCTCAGGTCTAACAATGAGCGTCCGCATACAGCGAGTGGCTCCGGAGACTACGGTTTCCGGGGCCACTAGCCCTAAACAACAGGTGCGTATTGAGGACCTCGGACATATTGGCCCCGAGCCGGTGATCGAGGAAGACCTCATCGCCTACCTTAATCGCATCTTCCCGGTGACGGTGTCGAGAAGCCATGATCTCAGGGCCTACGATATAATGTGTGGCCAACAAGAGGTCATCAGCCATCTCGCCCGTCTGAGGAAAGAACAACAGTCGAGGTGATCTATGTGTGGTGGAGGTTCTCCCCCGCCCCCGGCGCCCCCAGCACCCGCTCCGCCGCCCCCGGAGGAGCCGCCCATGGCTCCAGTCCTCAACGAAACGGCGGCGAACGAGCGCAACGTGATTTCCGGCAGCCGCTCCGGCCGAAACTCCCTCCGTATTGATAGGGCTACCTCTGCTCCGAGCGGTGGGTCCGGCCTCAACATCCCAACTACGTAGGTGAACCATGTGCTTTGGTGGCGGTAAGAAATCCAACCCAGCCCCTACCCCGCCGGCTCCCCCGGCGCCCCCGGCAGTTATCCCTGTACGTCCCCCTTCAGCTCCGAGTACGCCGGCCGAGACTACGGCAGCGACCACGGAACCGTCCCGGACGCAGAGCGATACCACCGGCCTAAACATCCCCATGAGCTAACGCATGGCTCAGGGCTCCGTTAATCTCAATTCAGACATCACGGCAGTCTCTCGCTACGAGAAGCTCACACAGGACCGCACTCAGTTCCTTGTGCGAGGACGCCAATGCGCGGCCCTGACCGTCCCGGCCATCCTCCCAGAGCAAGGCTTCAGTGCCTCTTCCTCGCTCCCCACGCCCTACCAGTCGCTGGGTGCGAGAGGTGTCCGAACCCTGGCCTCGAAGTTGCTCTTGTCCCTGTTCCCAGGGGTGCCCTTCTTCCAGTACAAGATGGATGACGAGGCGCTGAAGCAGCTCGCCGACGCCAAGCGAGGAGAGGTCGAGCAGGCCTTGGCCTCACGCGAACGTGCCACAGCCACCGAGCTTGACGTTTGCGTCTTCAGACCGGCCGCATTTACTTTCCTCCAGCATCTCCTAGTGACCGGCAACGCCGTCCTCTTCGTTCCCACAGAGAATGGGAAGAAGGATCCCTCCAAGGCCCGCGTTTTCAGGCTCGACCAGTACGTCGTTCGGCGAGACCCCGCTGGAAATCTCCTGGAGCTAATTATCCAGGAGCAGGTGGACCTCCGAAATCTCCCCGAGGAGACCCGCTCAGCGGTCCTCACAATGGAGAAGTTCAGGAGCGCTGAGAAGGGTAGCCTCGACGACCAGACGGTGGCGCTCTTCACGCACTGCTACATCGACTTCGAGCAGGACAAGTGGGTGGTCTATCAGGAGGCCGAGGGAGTTCGCATCCCCGGAACCGAGGGAACGTACCTACGTGAGGAGTTTCCGTACCTCGTGTCCCGTCTGGTGATCCAGCCGGGCGAGCACTACGGGCGCTCTTACGTCGAGGAGTATCTCGGCGATCTGGACAGCCTCGAAGCTCTCTCCGAAACTCTCGTAGAAGCCTCCGCAGCGTCAGCCCGAGTTGTCTTCTTGGTGGACCCTTCAGGCGTCACCCAGTTGAAAGTCGTGGCCAAGGCCAAGAACGGTGACGTAGTTGCCGGAAAGGCCGAAGACGTTCAGGCCATGCAGGTCAATAAGGCCACAGACCTATCAGTTGCGAAGCAACAGGCCGAAGAAATTGCTGGCCGTCTCGCTCACGCGTTCTTGCTTCACACTGCTATCCAGCGGAATGGAGAGCGCGTGACGGCGGAAGAGATCCGCTACATGGCCAGCGAATTGGATGACGCCCTCGGCGGCGTCTACACGCTTCTTGCGGCCGAGCTCCAGCTCCCCGCCGTGCGCCTCTTCGAGAAGCGCATGGAGAAGCGTCTCAAAGTACCCAAGCTGCCCCTCGACATGGTCAAGCCTGTCATCATCACAGGCCTCGAAGCCATCGGCCGTGGGCATGATCAGCGTAATCTTCAGATGTTCGTCAAGGAGATCATCGGCATCCTTGGACCGGAGATAGCTCAGCGGTATATCAATGTCGCTGAACTCATCGGCCGGTCGGCCGCTTCTTACGGCATCGACCCGTCTGGTCTGATCCTCTCTGAGGAGGAGATCGCCCAGAACGAGCAGCAGAGCCAGATGCAAGCCATGTTACAGCACTTGGGGCCTGAGGGCCTGAAGCAGCTCGGCGGCATGGGTCAGACTGCTCTCAAAGCTCAGCTAGGTGGACCCCAAGGGGTCGCCCCCGCTGCACCCCCAACTGAATAGGTGACACATGGCAGACGATTTTCCTAAGGATCTTCCTAGCGTAGCTAAGGAGGACCCGTCCAAGCCGTTCACGAAGCGTGACCAGACCGCTGTCAATGACGCAGCGGCCAACGCCATGCCTCCCCTCGAAGGTCCGCCGATCGGCAAGACCGTCCAGGTCGAGAAGGAAGGCGGCATCAAGCTCACGATCAAGTACAACTAAGTGACACGTCCCGCCCCTCTGCCTCAGGACCGCAATGATAAGGCGGCACCCTCTGGTACGGGCGGGATATCGTCCCCCTACCAAGGCCATCTATGACAGATCGAGTAATCTTCGAGACACCCGAGACAGGAAGCACACCTCCGCCCGTTGAGGAGGCGCCAAAGAGCGACCGCCCAGCGTGGCTTCCGGAGCAGTTCAAGAGCGCTGAGGACTTTGCCAAGAACTGGCAGGACCAGCGAGCCGAAATCACCCGGCTCCAGCAGGCTGCCGCTAAGTCCGGCGATCAACCGCCGCCCTCTGCTCCCAAGCCCGGCGATCAACCGCCGAAGGCCCCGGAGGCCAAGGATCCTGAGGCCAAGCCCTCGGATGCCAAGCCCGAAGAGAACCAGAACTCCCAGGATGACGCTGCTCGGCAGGTAGCTGAGGCCGCGAATGTGGACCTCGCCCCCTACCAACAGGAGTACAACACCACCGGTGATGTCTCCGTTGAGAGCCGCGACAAGATCGCCGAAGGCCTCAAGAAGGTGCTCGGCGAGAACGCAAGACAGATCGTAGACGAGTTCATCGAAGCTCGGAAGGTTGTTCACAAGAACGACACCCAGATGTACTTCGACACTGCTGGTGGCCAGGAGGCCTACAGCGAGATCGTCTCATGGGCTGCTCAATCTCTCCCGAAGGATGAGGTTGAGGCCTACAATCGCACCGTCAACAGTGGCGACCGCCATGCCACGTTGTTCGCCATCGAAGCACTTCGCTCGAAGTTCGAGAAGGCGAATGGTCGGCCCCCGAAACTAATCAACGGCTCGGGCGGGGCTACAAATTCCGAGCCAGCCTTCCGCTCTTCCGCTGAGATGGTCACTGCTATGCGGGATCCCCGCTACCAGACCGACCCCTCGTATCGCGAGCAAGTCGCGAGACGGCTCGCGGTGAGCAAGTTCTAGAAAGGACACCAATATGGAGCTGTTCGAGTTCCTGTTTCAGGTGCCGTACCTCTCTGAGGGTATCCAGATCCTCCTGGCGGGCCACGCCCTCGCCGTCGCTGTCGTGAACCTTACGGACACCCCGAAGGACAACGAGATCGTCGCGAAGGGCTACCGCTACATCGAGTTCCTGGCCGGCATCGTGAACGCCAAGAAGGTGAAGCAGTAACCTCATGTTCCGAGCCCTTGCTTCTCTCATATCACTGATCTCCACCCTTGTTCGCCTCTGGGAGAAGTTCAGGTTGAAGCAAGAGGCGAAGAGAGAGGTTGCCGAGGAGATCCGTGAGAAAGAAGAGCAGATCGCGAAGAGCGCTGCCAGCACTCCTTCTGTCCCTGCCGCTGAGCGGCTGCGCGACGGGAAGTTCTAGCATCATCATCACGCGCTGTCCCGAATTGCCAACGTACTCCTCCACCTTTCAGCAGCAGGCTGGGAAGGAGCTTAAACAGCTCCCTCCCGGCTCTGCCGTTGCTAGGCTTGTTGAGGACTACGGACATGCTAGGGCACAGTGCCGCAAAATAGATAGCCTCAAATGAGCGGATGAGGAGAGTGAAGAAGCCGCGCCCCTTCTAAGGAGGCGGCCACACTACGCCCTACGGGACCTAGTGGCTCGTCCGAAGTGTCGCTCTGAGGAGGACACACGGCGAACAACCCTAACGACCCGGTGATGGCGGTGGCATTCCCACCATCAACACCCGGAAACTACAATGACCAACTCTACCGTCTCCCGCCTTGGCCAGATCAACGCATCTGGCTCGGATGACGCACTCTTTCTGAAGCAGTTCGGCGGCGAGATCCTCACGGAGTTCGAGAAGAGCACCGTGTTCAAGAGCCGCCACTACATCCGGCAGATCCGCAACGGCAAGACCGCTCAGTTCCCCCAGATCGGCACCGTTACGTCTAGCCTGCACACGCCCGGCAACTTCATCGACGGTCAGGCTGTCAACCACGCCGAGCACACCATCTCGGTGGACGGTCTCCTCGTCGCTCCCGTGTTCATCGCCTCGATCGACGAGCTGATGAACCACTACGACGTGCGAGGCCCGTACTCCGCTGAGATGGGCCGAGAGCTTGCTCAGCAGTACGACCTCCAGGTTGCCCGTATGGGTGTCCTGGCCGCTCGTGCTTCCAACGCTATCTCCGGCCGATCCGGCGGCTCCGCCATCACCGCCGCGAGCATGAACACCTCGGCCACGGTAATGGCTACCGCGCTGTTCTCCGCTGCGCAGACGTTCGACGAGAAGAACGTCCCCAAGGAGGACCGCAACGCCTTCGTCAAGCCCGCCCAGTACTACCTGCTTGCTCAGAACACGACCCTGATCAACAAGGACTACAACGGCGCTGGTTCTATCGCGGCCGGCCGCATCGAGACCGTCGCTGGTATCGACCTCATCAAGACCAACAACGTGCCGAGCACGAACGTCACCACGGGTATCACCAAGTATCGCGGCGACTACTCGAAGACGGTCATCCTCGTCATGAACCGTTGGGCTGTCGGCACGGTCCAGCTCATGGATATCTCGCTGGAGAGCGAGTACGAGATCCGTCGTCAGGGCACCTTCATGGTTGCCAAGATGGCGGTCGGCTCGGACAAGCTCCGCCCGGAGTGCGCCATCGAGCTTGCGCTGCCGTAATCACCTAACCACCTAACCTTCAGGGGGGCTCAACTGCTAACGCGGTTGGGTCCCCCTTTTTTTCGTCTCTCAGAGGAAGGGCTGATGCTCGAACTCACGACTGAATTGGATGCGATCAACGCCATCCTTGGGGCTGTCGGAGAGAGCCCCATCAACTCCTTCGACGACAACTTCACCGACGCCTCGATAGCCCGCCAACTGCTCCGCCAGGAGAGCCGCCGCTTTCAAAGCATCGGGTGGACGTTCAACACCGAGACCGGTGTGATCCTCAGCCCTGACGGGGCCGGTGAGATACACCTCCCAAGGAACACGCTCCAGGTCAAACTCCAGGACACCACGAACAGCATCGTGCAGAGAGGCTACAGGCTGTACGACCGGACAACCCGTAGCTTCGTGTTCACCGAGGACCAGACCGTGGACATGATCATGCTGATCGACTTCGAGGAAATCCCAGAAGCGGCTCGGCAGTATCTCACGATCAAGTCCGGCCGGATCTTCCAAGACCAGTACCAAGGCGACGACAACCAGCACCGCTTCAAGGCGCGTGATGAAGTGTCTGCATGGGCGACTTGGCAGAACTACGAGGCCGAGGTGGCGAAGCATAACGTGCTCTCCAACTTCGCGCTCATCTCCCGGATCAAGGGCAACCGGTAATGCCCAATGTATCCGGAGACATCCCGAACCTCGTCAACGGCATCTCTCAGCAGGCCCCAGCTCTCCGCCTACCTTCCCAGATGGACCAGTCGGAGAACTTCCACGCCTCGCTGCTCGACGGTGCCGTTCCACGAGCCAACACAGAGTTCCTGGCCAAGCTACTCCCGGATCTCCCTGACAACGCCTTCACTCACATCCTGTTGCGTGACGCCAATGAGAAGTACATCGTTGTCATCACCACGGACACCTTCAAGGTCTACGACTTCGATGGCGTCGAGAAATCCGTGACGGACAACTCTGGTACATACCTCGATGGCCTCACGAACCCCAAGGTGCAGCTACGGGCTCTCACTGTTGCGGACTACACCTTCATCGTCAACAAGTCGAAGGTGGTGGCCCTAGGTAACAGCACCGAGCCGACAAGGCCTCACGAGGCGCTCATCTACGTGATGGCTGGTAACTACGGGAAGGTCTACTCGATTGATGTGAATGGGGTGAGAGCCTGCGAGCACATGACCCAGGACGGCGGTGCTGCTAGCCACTCCAACTACATCGACACGAAGTTCATCGCGGACATGCTGTTCCAGTGGACGCCAGGATCGAACGGATATGCCTCCTTTCAAACTGTCCCCCTCGACGTGGCTTCCTCCCCATCCGGAACTCAAGGCCTAATCGGCGCGGGCCTCAACACCTCCCCATGGGCGGTCGGTCGATACGGCAACGTCATCTACCTCCGGAACAACACGAACGACTTCACGATCGCTGTTTCAGACGGCTACTCCAACCGCGCCATGAAGGCACTCAAGAAGCGCGTTCAGTCCTTCTCCGATCTCCCTAACAGGGCTCCCTCCGGAGTTGTCATGGAGGTTCTCGGCGACGAGAGCACCGGCTTCGACAACTATTGGGTCAAGTACGAGAGCAGCAGCGACCTTGAGACTGGCACCTGGAAAGAGTGTCCAGCTCCCGGCGTAGTGCTAGGGCTAAACGCCGCGACGATGCCTCACCAGCTTGTGCGTCAGAACGACGGCACGTTCGTCTTCGGACCGGTTACGTGGGACCAGCGGAAGTGTGGTGACGACGAGAAAGCCCCACACCCGTCTTTCGTCGGTCAGACCATCGAGGATGTCTTCTTCCATCGGAACCGCATCGGCTTCCTGACGAAGGAGAACATCGTCATGAGCGAGGCAGGGAAGTTCTTCAACTTCTACCGAACCACCCTCACGGCGCTACTCGATAGCGACCCGATAGACGTGGCCGCGAGCCATGTGAAGGTCTCGTTCCTTCATCACGCCGTCCCCTATCAGGACGTTCTCCTGCTCTTCTCGGATAATACGCAATTCAAGCTGTCCGGCAACGAGCTGCTCACCCCTAAGACGGTCAACGCTCGGCCGGTCTCTGAGATCCCATCGCTGTCGAACATCAGGCCGGAAACATCAGCTACCTCGATGTTCTTCATGACCGAGCGGAACCAGTGGGCCTCGCTCTTCGAGTACTACCTCGACAAGCAGTTGGAGAGTGCCGACTACGACGACGTGTCGGCTCACGCCCCGGCGTACATCCCCGCAGGGGTACACAAGCTGGCGGTCTCCGCCGACCTCAACGTCGTCATGTGCATCACAGACGGCGACCCGGATGCGATCTACGTCTACAAGTACTTCTACAACGGCCAGGAGAAGATCCAGTCGGCGTGGTACCGGTGGACGTTCCCCTACGTTGACCGCGTGGTGAACTTCGCGTGGGACAACGGGTACTTGATCGTTCTTCTGGAGCGAGACGGCGATCTTTACCTGGAGAGAATGGATGTCGAGCGTCGGCCCTTCGAGGATGACGGCGGCTACACCATCCGCCTCGACATGACCGCCCAGCTCAGCGGTGGATCCTACAATGCCGGCACTGGCAGAACCACTTTCACGGTCCCCTACCCGGTCCCTGAGGATCTCGTTGCTGTCACCCTATCGGGCACTCCGTATCCGAAGGGATTGCAGCTCGAAATAGTCAGCAGCACTTCAACCACGATTGTGGTGGATGGGAACCTGTCGTCTCAGACGATCGTTGTCGGCCTGCCATACGTGTGCCGTATCCGGATGTCCCCCTTCTATTACAGAGGCCCGGACGGGAAGAAGGCCGTGGTGGATGGCCGGCTACAAATCCGGCACCTCACGCTGGTGTACTCGAAGTCGGCATACTTCCGAGTGGAGGTAACTCCTATCGGCCGTAGCCTGAGAACGGTGCCGTTCAACGGCCGCATTCTAGCCGACCCGAACAACATGACCGGAGAGATCGTTCTGGCCGATGGGAAGATGAGCATCCCCGTCCTCTCCAGGAACGACCGTGTGACCATCGAAATCGTCAACGACACATGGCTCCCTTGCGCCTTCACCTCTGCCAACTGGCATGGAGTTTGGACCAAGGCCAGCCGAGAACTCTAAGGAACCGAATGCTACCCACATTTGTCAGATCAGCGACACTCGCAGATGTCGAGTTCGTCGCAGCGAACCTGCGCGAAGCCGACCGAGAAGAAGTCCTGGCTGCCGTGGGTATCGACCCTACGATAGCCCTCCCGGCCTACATCCACGAAGGTCGGGAGGTCTACGCCGCAGGGCTCCAGCTCGACGACAGAGCTGAGGTCCTCTTCGGACTAGATCCTATATTCGGCATGGATCGGGCCGCCGTCATCTGGCTCCTAAGCACGGATCGCATCTACGAGCACCCAGTCGAGTTTGTGATCCAGAGCGGGAGGATCTTCGAGGTGTGCCACCAGCACTTCGACCTCCTCACCAACTTCATCGACGCCCGGAATACACGCCACATCCGGTGGCTGAAGCGTCTCGGGTTTCACATGATCCGGAAGGTGGACAAGTACGGCTACGCCGGCATCCCCTTCATTGAATTTGCGAGCTACCGCCCATGTGCATGATGGCCTTACCCTTCATCGGTGCTGCGCTGTCGATCGGACAGGCGGCGGCCGGTTATGGCGCTGCTAAGCAGCAAGCCAACGCCCAGAACGCCTACCACGAGCAGAACAGGCTCAACGCCGTCCAAGCCGCCAACGACCGCTACGCGAGCATCAACGCGAACACCATCGGCGAGCGCAAGAGCACCTCGATAGAGATGTTCAAGAAGCGCATCGAGGCCCTCAAAGCCCGAGCCAAGGTGGCGACAGCTTCTGGCGAGGGTGGCGTGACCGGCCTCTCTGTTGACGCCCTCCTACAAGACTACGCTGCTCAGGAAGGCCGTCAGATCGAGGCCCTTGAGACCAACTACGAGAACAAGAAGCAGCGGAACCAAGATGAAGCCATCGCGACGTACCACCAGACGATCGGCCGCATCAACTCTGTGCGTCAGGCATCCCAGCCCAGCGCTCTCCCATTCATCCTCCAGGGCCTTGGCGGCGCTGTAGGAGCCTTTTCCAAGGGGTAGGTAATCCATGGCAGTAACAGAACGCCGCCGAGCTGGGTGGGGCCGAGTTGAGGTAGGAGAGCTGTCTCCCCCAGAGAAGATCGAGCCCACGCCAATCCAGAGGGACACCTTCGTCCAAGCGGCCCAGCCACCCATCGACAAGAACCTCGAAAGGTTGTCGGAGAGCCTCGGGTACTTCAACAGGAACCTGATGGCATACGGCGCCAAGATGAAGGCCGACAACGACGAGGCTGAGACCAACAGGCGCATCGCCGAGTGGAATACCTACATCTCTTCCACAGCGAACGACCAAGTCCTCCAGGACATCCGTACCGGCCGTCGTCACATGCTCGACGACCCGTACATCGCCAAGGTGGTTCGGTCAGACTATGCCTCTCGATCTTCCGAGGAGCTGGCCCGTCGTCTCGACGAGGACATCGCTACCGGCAAGCTCAAGATAGGAGACCCTTCCGTCAACGTGGAGGAATACATCCTCCAACGGGCGGCTCCCTACGCCAAAGAGATGGCGTCCAACAAGGATCTTGCCGCCGGCTTCCGTAAGGGGCTGGACACGATCCGAGGCGCTGTCGTCCGGCAGCACCAAACCATCATGGGTCAGGCCGCCGAGGCTGCCTTCGAGGACATCGCTTCGAGGAAGTTCGGGGACATCATCGATCAGGGGCTCGACCCCCATGTGCAGATGTCTCCGGAGGACATCGGGGCCTCCATCAGGGCAGCCTACGCAGAGCTTGGGCCTCGCCTGAAGGGCGGCTCGCTGGACCTCTCGTATCGCCGCCTCGACGACATCCTCATGAACCAGCTCAAGCACCGGGCCAAAGACCCAGGTCAGGCTGAGGCGGTCATCAGGCTGTTGGCGATGGAGCGGATCGACACCGGCAGCGGAACGCGGCTCAGCTCGCTCCGGGACACGAACAGGCTCCGGGATCAGGCTGCCGCCATCCAAGCCACGGCTGTGTCTACGATCGGCTCCGCCGTGGAGGAGCGTGTCCGCTTCAATGTCCTCCAGTCTGATATTGAAGCCCTCAAGAGGAACGACGGATCGTTCTCGATGATCCAGGACTTTGTGGAGACCAATCCAGTCACTGCCAAGACACTCAAGATCTCCGCCTCCGAGCGCCAGGACAATGCCACCCGAGCGTGGCTGAAGGCCCACCGAGCGTCCACCGGTGGGGCTCCGGACTTTGTGACTGAGTTCGAGGTCCTCCACAAGAACGGGATCAAGCACCCCGAGTGGTTCGACTTCCTCAAGTCCACCTTCGCCGGTGCCGCCAACGTGTCCCTCAACAAAGATGGCTCGATGGCCCCTGAGCAAGTCGCTAGGATTGTCGATGCAGCTAACCTCTACAACGCGATCTCTGACGGCGGGAGAGCAGGCCTTGAACAGCACCTCGGCAGGGAAGCTCGGCAGTTCTTCGACGAGTACACGGTCCTCACCCGCTATGGTGGGATGACCCCAGAGACAGCCGCGAGAGTAATCGCCCAAGCCTACTCTTCCCCGGCAACTAATAGAGACCCAGACGCTGATCGCCGGAAGAGGGTGGAGATTGAGCAGAAGGTCAAGAACCTAGACTATAGTTGGCTCCCTGGAGGCGGCATTAACAATCGGTTCTACGCTGAGGGCCTGATTGCATCACTGGCGAACACATGGGCCAAGGTCAACCAAATCTCGGTTGGCGAAGCTGTAGACTACGCGAGGGATATCGTTGAGAAGAACGGCATCAACGTGAATGGACGCCTTGTATTCGGTGTACCTGGCATCGGGAAGGGCGACGAAGCCCATTTTCAGGCGCAGCTCGAAGACATCTACAAGAAGAACACAACATTCCTCAAATCGCAGGGCATCACCTCTTCTTCTCAGCTCACCGTACTTCCGGCCGCCAATGGTCGCTTCGTAGTCATCGGCCCGAAAGGTCCCGTCAACTTCGTGAAGGAAGACGATTACGGCGTCCCATCAGTGATCCCTCCCCCTGTCATCACCACGATGGACATTCAGCGGATACGCGAGGGAGCCAAGCAAGAGGCGGTGAGGAAGTCTGTCGAGAGCGTTGCTGCTCCGCGTAAGGACCCTCTCAATGCCCCCGAGGCGTACCGTCCGAGGACGCTCAGAAGAGGCATCACACCACCGGAGGATAGACCCTAGTGGAATTTCTCAACAACTTGTTTGGAGGGCTCTTCGGAGCCTTCCAAGCACCACAACAGGATGAGACGCCCCAGCACCTCCAGACCATCCTGATGTCAGGTCCCGACCAGGGCCGAGCGTGGCTCATGCGAGACTACCCATACAAGGAACCGCACCCGCTCGACGACTGGGTCCAGACCGCATTCCAAAACATGGCCAACGAAGCCCACATGGCAGAGGCTGAGAGGCAGGCCCGTATCGGTTCGTCTTCGTCTACCGTAGTAGTTCCTGACGACACCTTCCTCCACGATCGGAGGACGGTGGTCCCTGACGACACCTTCCTCCATGATCAGAGGACGGTGGTCCCTGACGACACCTTCCTCCATGATCAGAGGACGGTGGTCCCTGACGACACCTTCCTCCACAGGAGGCAGGGTAAGCCTGTTCCGCCTCCGGCGATGAAGCTCGGCGCTGGGCAGGACTTGAGACAGAACGTCAACCTGAACATCAAGCCTGGGACCGAGACTGAAGTCGAAGTCCCCCGCATGGGTACCTCCCCGAATATCCCGTCCTCGATCCAGGAGGCTGTCCGGAGATCTAACGCCCCGAACCTCAACCTTCGCGGTACGTGGACCTCTCAGGATCCTCGCTGGGCCGCCCTCAGCTCCGTACAGAAGGCCGCTGTTATGGCTCTCATGGAAGCTGATGGGATGAAGTTCGATCACGCCAAGAATGCTGCCGCAGCGATGGTGAACCGTTCCATGAAGGACAACCAGGAACTCGGCAAGCACGTCTCAGCTCGGATCTACCAACCCACCTTCGAGCCCGCTCAGCACAAGCGTCTCGGAGCCATCCTGAACTCTCCAAAGTTCAAGGAGATGGAGCAGTGGATCACCCGATACCAAGCTGGCCTGGAGAACGACCCGACGAACGGGGCAACACACTTCCTGGCCCACCCCAGAGTGATGCTCGCCCTCGAAGCCGGGGAGCCCCGCAAGTACCGCTCGTGGCGCTCCTGGACCGGCTTTGACCAGAGAACGGGGATGTATCGGAACCAAACTATCACAGACGGTAGTCACGCCTTCCTCGCCCCTGAGGGACGCTTCAGCGCTGCCGAGTTCATCCGCAGATCAATAGCAACAGGGAATAGATGAGCGAACCCGCATGGCTCGTGAAGGCCCGTGAGTACATCGGCACCACGGAGATCGTAGGCAAGAAGCACAACCCCAAGGTTGTCGATCTCTGGGCCAAGGGCAAGGTGAAGGGCAACGTGAAGGACGACGAGACGCCATGGTGCGCCGCGTTCGTTTCGGCTGCCCTCGAAGAGGCTGGCTTCGTGTCAGCTCAGACAGGATGGGCCAGAGGCTACCTCGAATGGGGCCAGAGCCTCAGCAATCCCGTCGTCGGCTCCATCGTCGTCTTCTCCCGAGGCAAAGGCTTCGGACACGTCGGCTTTGTCGTCGGCAAGGACAAGAATGGGAACCTCATGGTTCTCGGCGGCAACCAAGAGAACGCCGTCAACATCAAGCCGTTCGCCACCTCGCGTGTGCTCGGCTACCGCTGGCCTCGGGACTGTATCGTTCCCGATGAGCCTCTCCCCATCATCACTTCAAGTGGCCGCCTCTCCTCGAACGAGGCCTGACCAACAGTGAGAACCCGCCATGACCACACATCCTAAGCCGCCCACCTCCGTTGCTGAGGCCTTGGCGGGTAACAACGTCTACGACGAAGCTCGGTGGAGGGACGTAGTCCTTCCTTCCGAGGATACCGCCGCAGCTCAGCAGAGGACCATTCAGGACTACGCTAGAGCGCGGCAGGACGAGGCCGACTTCAGTGCCGGGCAGATCACCCAGGACGTTGTGACCGGAACTCCCACCGGCCAGCTCTCTGCCCGTATGCCTCTGTTCGGAGGCCCTGGGTATCTCCAGCCAGACCCCAACTACTCCTACGAGCATCACCGGAGGAATGTCGAGGAAGCCGCGAAAGCACTCCCCGAAGACTACCTCCGGACCCTCCGCTTCGCTCACTCGCAGGACCACTTCGACTTCCTCATGGCCCAGGCCTGGAAGCAGTTTGAGGCTCGGGAGCGTCTCGGGAAGACCTGGACCGGAACGATCGCCGGCATGTTCGGCGAGATGTTCGACCCGATCTCTCTCACCACCGGCATCAGCACGTACAAGGCTGCGGTCCTGTCGGGCCGAGCGGCAGACCTCGGGTTCAAGGGGCGGTTCGCTCTGAATGCTGTGGGAGGTGCCGCTGGCGGTGCCGCCTTCGAGCTGTCCAAGGCTGGCACAGGTGTCCCAGTGGACTATTCCGACATTGCCCTCACCACTGCCTTCGGGCTCATGCTCGGCGGCGTCTTCGGCGACGTTGTCTCGAACCCTGCCACGAGGCAGGAAGCGACAGCCATGTGGGTGGCAGGCAGCAAGCTCGCTGACAGCGTCCGGAAGGGCGCCGCGAACATCACCGGCCGTGCCAAGCCCACGATCGACGACCTCGTAGAGCGGCTCAACCCGAACGCCCCAAAGACGCCCCGTCCGGAGGCCCCTCAGGCCTCTCAGGCCCCGGAGGCTGCTCCCACGCAAGCTCCTGCATTCGATCGCGACTACAAGTTCGGATCGAGAGAAGATATGGAGCTTCTCGCGCAGCGGCTGCCGGATGAGGAGGCTCAGAAGCTCCGAGACCTCCATTCTCAGTGGATGACCGGCTCCAACTCTGACAGCACCGCCGGCTTCGAGGCCGCCAGGAAAGCCGCTGAAGAGGCTGCCCCGCTGATCAAGAAGGCCAGGGAAACGCCTCCCCAGTCCCTGGAGGTCGAGCCCGTTAGGCCACCGCCGGACACCGCTCCCCCTACAGAGCCCGTTAAGCCCGCCGAAACGGACGCCATCAAGATCGTCCCGATACTCCAGCGAGAGGGTCCGGACGCTCTCCGGGCTCGCCTCGAAGAGTACCAGAGGCGGTTCGGCACTAACGCGCTCATCAAGGAGGCCCGAGAGAACGGCTTCAAGAAGCTCCCGAAGGCCACCGACACCAACCCCGACGAGTATCCGGCCGCCATCGTCGAGCTGGCCAAGAGGCAGCTAGTCGATAGGGCCGCCGCTGCCGGCGCTGGAGATGGCACTCCCATCACCTGGGAAGTTGTTGCCGCCCGGTTGCAGACTGGGTGGGATGAGGCCGCTTCCTCGATCTCCCGTGGGGCCACCCCGGAGCAGGCCGTACAGGATGGCATCGCCGCAGCCGCGAGGCAGGCGGACGATGGTTTCCGGCCGGCCGCCCCGGAGCAAAGGGCTTCGATCGCTCAACAGATCGAGGCACGAGCCAAGAAGTCGGAGGATGATCCCATCCCTGACGACCTCAAACAACAGATTGCGGACGCCCTAGACGCGGAGCCGCCGAAGGCTCCTGGCCGAGCCCAGGCTCTCCCCACCCCGCAGAACATGCTGGCTAACCGCTACCATGTGAGTGAGTGGGAAGGTGCCGATGGGCGGATCTACCGCATCATGGCCACCGAAGAGAACGGCCTTGGCCCGTACCGTGTCGTTGACGTGACCGGCGGGAGGGTTGTCGCTAGAGACCTCGACAGCCTCAGTGAGGCCCGAGCAAAGATCCCCGGTGCCGTGGGTGTCTACAAGCCCGGCATAGCCGCCGCGCGGGCTCAGCTTGCCTCCCCTGGGATGCTCCCAGGAGCGCCTCCGAAGATTGTCGCTAAGGGCGCTGATGGCCTCCCCGAGACGTACGAAGTTCGGGGCTTCAAGGTCAAGGTGGTGAGCCGATCTGAGAACGACATCTACATGGAGGTGTTCACGCCTGACGGAAAGAAGGCTGGATACACCGAGCTACAACCGTCCCCCTACTCGAAGGATGACCGCTGGTTCGTATCCATGATGGAGACGGATCCGGAGTACCGGAAGACATCCGCGACCTACGCGATGCTGAAGGCCTCCGAGGCCGAGCTGGGTGGGCCGATCATGCCTGACGGCAAGCTCCTCCAGGATGGCTACGAGCACTGGGCTCCGCGTCTCCCCTGGGTAGCAGAGTTCTACCGCCAGATCCCCGGCACCAACGATACTGGATGGTACTCCCCGAGGCGCATCCTGGCCGATCGGGAGATGCTTCGCATCCAGATCGAGCAGAACAAGGCTGCCGGAGCAAAGCCAGCCGCCATCGATCGTCTGAACAAGATGCTCGCTGGGTATGACAAGGTCATCAAGGAGCTTCCCAAGGAGGCTCTCGACCCCGAGAACCAGAGGGTCATGTTCCAGCTCCGCACTGAGGTTCCCTACAAGGGCAACCTGAAGCCGGACGCTCGGGCGGACGTGGAGAAGATCCTCCAGAGGCTTCTCCCCCACGGCGTCAAGTATCAGGTGTCCGAGAAGGCCTTCCTATTGAAAGGCGTAGAGGCTGATGGGATGTTCGACCCCATCACCCGCCTCGTGAAAGTGGCCCTTGACGCCGACAATCCGAGGGGAACAGCTTGGCATGAAGTGGTTCACGCTCTCCGGGTTGTCGGCAACTTCACCGATGAAGAGTGGAAGCAGCTCGTCACCTACGCGAGGAGCGTAAACGCCCACGATCGGTACCGGCTAGACGACTATATTGAGTTCTACTCTCGGCAGGGAATGAATGACGCCCAGATACGGGACCTTCTCGACGAGGAGGCTGTCGCCTACGTCATGGGCGAGTACGCCCGAGGGACTAGAATTGGTGGCTTCGCCCAGCGCCTCTACGACCGCACGATCCTGACCTTCAGACGCTTCGCCCAGGCTCTCGGACTATCCCGGTGGAACACCGAGGAAGTGGCCTTCGACAACGTCTTCCGGCGTATGCGCCTAGGGGACATCGGCCGTCGCCAGACGTGGGACGAAGGGATGGCAGCTCAGGGGTACCCGTTCGGGGACGCCGAACGAGCCTCTATGAGTTCCGCCGGTGCCCAGCAAGCTCCAGCTATCAACTCCTTCCTGGAGAACCCGTCGTGGAGGGCTGTGCAGGACGAGGATGTCCCAAGATCGGCCGGCTTCTGGCGCTTCGACAGGGCCGGCAAAGTGGGACAGGCGGAGAACCCGCTCACCCGCTTGGTAGGGACGTCTTTGCTCAACGACACCGTCGGCAAAGCGGACCACTCGCTCAACCCCTTTAGTGCCGACCTCGACCAAATCCGCATCATGAACCAGTACATGACGGCCTACAATCAAGCTCGGATCGGGGCTTTCGACGAGTGGGCTGAGGATCTGAAGCTCGGACCTGTTGAGCGCGTCCGGCGCTCTGACGAGTTCGCCAATCTTGTTGGCGAGTACATCGCAGATCGGAACCCGATGGCTACCTACCATCCGGCCGTCGAGCGGCTGGGCAACGCTGTCAGGAAGATCCAGGCTGAGATCGCGGAAGACCTGAAGAACCCCCTGCGAAGGGAGGGCCTGACAGGCCGGCCGGTCAAAGGCGCGGAAGATCTGGAGACCAACGAGCGGTACCTCTGGCGGAAGTTCGAGCCAAACAAGGTGCGAGCCGCCGTGGATCTGTATGGCCAGGACGGTGTCATCGCCATGGTGCGCGGGGCAATCGCCTCGGCCCAGCCCAACATCGACCCCAAGGTTCTCGACCAGCTCGCTCGCGGGTACGTCATGGGACTTCATCGGCGAGCCGCCGGTGTGGGCGACGAATGGTCTGTGGCGATCGGCGAGGGCAACTACAACAAGCTCCGGCAGCTCCTCAAGGAGGACACCCATCTCTCCGATGTCGAGATCGACGACGTGATGGCTCGGCTAACCGTCAGCAAGCCTGATGGTGGAACGATGTCTAACCTGAAGCGTCGTGTATTTCTCGACGAAAGTTTCGAGTTGGACGGCCTTCCGTTCCGCGAGGACAGCACGAGGACAGGCAGCCTAGCCTTCCGGCACCTCCTGGACAACAACATCGACTACGTCTTGCCCCACTACATCCGCAGAGCCTCTGGCCGTCTGGCCCTGGCCCGCGTTCGTGTGAAGGCACCGCGTTTCGGTGATGACCTCCTGGACGGTATCACGGAAGATGCTGAGTTCGAGGAGATGCTCAAAATAATCCGGGCTTACGGCGCGGATCACGGCATCCAACCGCGCAACCTCGACCTCGACGAGAGGCGCCTCCGGTTCGCCTACGATCGCATCAAAGGCGTCCCCGACCCTGAGCAGATGCAGGACTATGCTCGGTACCTGTCGTGGATCCGGAAATACATGACCACCCGCCTGCTCGGTCAGGTTGGCTTCGCACAGCTCGGTGAGACGGGGACCATCGTCGGATCACTCGGCGTGAAAGCGACATTCTCGCACGTCCCGGCTATGAAGCGGATCATCAACGCCGCTGGTGAGAGCCGTCTCCGCAACGAGCTGTTCGACGAGATCGAGGGCATGGGCATCGGTGTGGAGCGTCTCCACGGCTGGGCCATGCACAACCTCGATGAAGTTGGCGACGTGCCCTTCGAGGTACGCCGAGGAGACCGTGGCGAGGTAGTCGATAGGAACCTACGCACACTAGAGCGAGGCACCTACGAGCTGTCCGGCATGTCTGTCGTACAGCAGCAACAGGAACGCATGGTAGCCGCAGCGGTGGCCCAGAAGATCGCAAACATGGCTGTCAAGCCTACTCCGTCCAAGTCCGATCTCAAGCGGATGGCGCAGCTCGGCTTAGACGAGCCCATGCTCCAGCGCATCTTCGGGGAACTCCAGCAACACGCGAGCACCACCGATGGTGTACTGTTCGGGAAAAGGCTCAACCGCCTCAACCTCCAGAACTGGAACGACCTCGAAGCTCGTGCCGCGTTGGAGAACTCCATGTTCCGGATGACCAGGAAGCTCGTGCAGAGCGGCGACGTGGGCAACACAGCAATGTGGATGTCCCACCCGATCGCTCAGGTGTTCTTCCAGTTCAGGAACTTCACGTTCACCGCTTGGCCGAACCAAGCCCTCTACAATCTCCACATGCGAGACATGAACGCCCTCATGACCATCCTCTGGTCAACCTCGTGGGCCGCTATGGTGCGCGGTATGCAGGTCTCTCTGCTCGCCTCCACACGCTCGGATGGGGAAACGTGGAAGGAGAAGCAGCTCTCCCCGTGGGAGCTGGGCAAGGCCGGCTTCAGCCGCGCTGGCTACTCCTCGATTATCCCCATGCTCATGGACACTGGAATGGTGTTCTCCGGGCAGCCTGGGATGTTCAATGCTCGCTCTACCGGGCAGTCAAGCGACATCCTGTTCGGCAACCCCTTCGGCTCCTTCATCGACAGCGCCGCAAAGGGCATCGGCGGCGCCGTGGACAGCTTCTATAGCGATCGCCCGTACAGTCAGGCCGAGGCTCGGCAGATCTTCAGCCTGCTCCCGTACAGCAACATGATCCCCTTCGCTCTCGGCATCTCGAAACTCATCGAGGACATGCCGGAAAGGGCTCCTCGTAAGCCAAACAACTTCTAAAGGACGAAATGACCAACCCGGTAGTAACCTACGAAACTGACGGGGTACAGACGGACTGGACCTTCGCGTTCCCATACGAGGACCAGTCCCATGTGAAGGTCTATCTCGACGGAGAACTCACGGAGACATTTACGTGGGTCAACTCCAGCACGATCAGGATCTCTCCGGCGCGACCCGCCGGGGAGACCCTCCGCATCGAGCGAGAGACCGAGACAGACCCCCTTGTCGTGTGGGCCGATGGTGCCATCATCCTCGGTTCGAACCTGAACCTCGCCACCCGGCAGGCCAGATATATCGCAGAGGAGAGCCGGTTCATCGCCAACGAAGCGAAGACGGCCTCGCAGACGAACATCTCGGCTGTGAACGCCGCAGCAGCCGCAGCCGCAGCCAGTGCAACCGCAGCGGACGCCTCAGCCACCTCAGCAGCTAATGATGCTGTCACGGCTGGGGAAGAGGCGGATGCAGCGGCCACCTCAGCAACGGCGGCAGCGGGCTCGGCATCAGCAGCTTCAACCTCGGCGACCAACGCATCCAGCTCCGCTACCGCAGCGGCAAGCTCAGCCACGGCAGCTTCAACCTCGGCGACCAACGCAGCCAGCTCCGCTACCGCAGCATCGGGCTCAGCATCCGCAGCTTCAACCTCGGCGACCAACGCAGCCAGCTCCGCCAGCAGCGCTTCTGCGAGCGCCACCGCCGCCGCATCTTCGGCCACCGCAGCAGCCGCCTCAGCGTCCAGCGCAGCCACCTCGGCCGCATCTGCCGTGACCGCTCTGGACAACTTCGACGACCGCTACCTCGGGCAGTTCGCCGCTGACCCGACGCTCGACAATGACGGCAACGCTCTCCTTGTTGGAGCGCTGTACTTCAACACCGTCATCAACAAGATGAAGACGTGGACGGGTACGTCATGGTCTGTGACGTTCAGCGACAGCAGTACAGCCTCGGCCGTTGGCAATGACAGCTCCTATCAGCCGGTAGGGGCAACGACTGTAGCGTTGGCCCTGAACACGCTCGTCCCTATCCAGGCCCTGTTGTCGTTCGCGGGCGGCACAGGCGCCTTGGCCTACTACAACAGTGGGACCTCTAGCTGGGTCTCGCTCGCTGGGCCGGGAGCAGCCGGAAGCTATCTCCTCACCGGTGTCCAGAACGGCGCCCCCACCTGGACACAGATAGGATCCGGATTGACCCTCAGCGGCGGCGTCCTGAGCGCCAGCACCGCGACAGGAGATGTCGTCGGACCCGCGAGTGCCACCGACAATGCTATTGTTCGTTACGACGGTACAACCGGAAAACTCGTACAGAGTTCCGGCGTCACACTTGACGACAGCGATGTGATGACCACGGCTGGTCGGATCATCTCGACCAAGAACGGTGCGCTCGATGCGCCGACCATCGCGGTGACCGGTACGCCAATCTCCGGCGGCACGGCAACGACGACCAAACCGCTCGTCAGCCTTGAAATGGCCGGGGCGACATCGACGGGGTGGGATACCAACGGAACTTTGCTTGGCATCAACGTAACTAACGGCTTTAACGGAAGAGTTATCGATATCCAGCGCAATGGCGTTTCGTTGTTGCATTGGTCGCCTTCTACAGCGTGGAGGTTCGGCTCAAATATCGGGATCACAGTTGCGGGCGGAACTCTTACCTGGACCGGGTTGGGCAATACGGTTTTGACATCGCCAGCTGCGGCAACGCTCCAACTTGGCTCGTACGACAGTGCCACACCGGTAGCCCAGACGATTCGGGTGCAAGGCTCTCGTGGCGGCACCGACACCAACATCAGTGGCGCCAACCTGACGATCCAGTCGGGAACCGGTACGGGCAACAGCGCATCCTCCAAGCTCATCTTCCGGACGCCTACGGTAGGCAGCACTGGCAACAGTGCCCAGACGATGGCGACAGGCCTGGAGATCCAGAACGGGGCTCCTAGGATACCCCAGTCCACCCTGGCCAACCTTCCATCGCCCTCGGCGTGTGGCGAAGGCGCTCTCTACTACACCACGAACGGGACCTATAAATTGGTGTACTCCGATGGGTCCGCTTGGAGGTACGTCGTTGACGGTACGGTGGCCGCGTAGTGGAAGACCACGCCGACCTCAACAGATCTCTAGGCCGACTTGAGGGCAAGATGGACCTCGCCCTTCAGGGCCAGGAACAGCTTCGAGGAGAGGTAAAGCACCTCTCCAAGCGCCTAGACAGCATCGAAGCCGACAAGCTCATCCGAAAGCGCACGACAGCGTTCATCGGGGCCGCAGTCGGAAGCCTCGTGACCCTCGTCGCCGGCTTGGCAGACCCCCTCTACCGCTGGTTCAAAGGACCCCTATGAAGAAAGCATCTCGGGAAGACCTCGACGAGCTTCATGGCAAGTTGGCCCAGGCCCTCGCCAAGAAGATCGCCTCCGGTGAAGCCACCGCTGCCGATCTGGCAGTGGCAAGGCAGTTCCTGAAGGACAACGGGGTGGACAATATCCCCACCAGTGCAGACCACCCCATGCACGACATTGCCAAGAACCTCCCCTTCCCCTCCCCCGAGGAGGTGGAAGAAGAGGATCGTCTACACTAGGTTTACAATCATCCCTGATTGTGGACAATTCGTAGACAGTCGAAGGAGCCCCTAGGAAGCCCGTACAGGCCCACTAGGGGCTCCCCGCACCTACCCTAGCCAACCCCCTCCAAATCCCTGCCAGTGGTCAAATTTACCCCCTTAGCAGCGATCCTGGAGTGGCAGGCTCCCCGGCAACCCCCAGAAACTAGCAGGACCACTCATGTTCACTGCTTATTCTCTAGCTTACGTTGCATGTATCCTGGCCGGTACACCCGAGAACCTGAAGTTCACCCACTGCTTCCCTGAAGTGCTCCAGACCGGACACGCTATGCGGAAGGAGGAGTGCGAGGAACTGATGGTCAAGCTCCAGACCGAGCCGCACATCATCGATGGACACAACCCGAGGCGTGGGCAGATCAGGCTCGCGATCTTGGTCCAGGCGAAGTGTGCACCCCTGTCGGAGGCGTGATCGACCATGGTTAGCCTCCTAGACTTCCTCAATTCAGGCGCTGGGCTCGTGTTCTACACGTCGCTCGTCGTCGCGGTTCTCGGACTGTGTCTGACATGGCCCGGACAAAGCCGCTGACAGGGGCTCCTTCCAAGGACCCCTTAGCGGAAGACTTCCGGAACTTCCTGTTCGCCGTTTGGAAACACCTCGGGCTCCCTGAGCCCACCCCTCTCCAGTACGACATCGCCTATTGGCTCCAGCACGGGCCGAAGAGAGGCGTAGTCGAGGCGTTCCGAGGGGTGGGCAAGTCGTGGCTCACCGTGGCGTTCGTGCTGTGGCATCTCTACCGGGATCCGCAGCTCAAGATCATGGTGGTCTCGGCGTCCCAGCCCAAGGCGAACGAGTTCTCGACGTTCTGCTTCCAGCTCATCAACGACATGCCGCTCCTGGCCCACCTGAGATCCAGGGCGGACCAACGCCAGTCGATGCTGAGCTTCGACGTTGGCCCGGCGAAGCCTGACCAGTCACCATCGGTGAAGAGCGTCGGCATCACCGGCCAGCTCACTGGCAGCCGCGCGGACATCATCGTAGCGGACGACATCGAGGTTCCGCACAACTCTGACACACAGGGGAAGAGGGACCGCCTCATAGAACTCGTCAAGGAGTTCGACGCGGTCCTGAAACCACTCCCCGGATCCAGGATCATCTACCTGGGCACCCCACAGACCGAGCAGTCGATCTACAATACCCTCCCAGATCGAGGGTACGTCATCCGGATATGGCCGGCTCGCTTCCCTAAAGACCCTGGGAGGTACGGGAACAGGCTGGCTCCGTACGTCATCTCGATGCTGGAGAAGAACCCAGGGCTCCAAGAGCACCCTACGGACCCGAAGAGGTTCTCCGACGAGGACCTGAGGGAGCGTGAGCTGTCTTACGGGAGGTCGGGCTTCGCTCTCCAGTTCCAGCTCGACACCAGTCTGAGTGACCTGGAGAAGCATCCTCTCAAACTCACCGACCTGATTGTCTATCCTCTCGACAGGCACCGCGCTCCTCTCGACTTCGTGTGGGCTTCGAGCCCCGAGCTTGTCCACCAGCACCTCCCCGTAGTGGGGCTGACAGGGGACCGGTACTACAGACCAGCATGGGTGTCCCAGGATTTCGCCCCGTATGAGGGCGGCATCATGTTCGTGGACCCCTCTGGCCGAGGGAAAGACGAGACCAGCTACGCTGTGGTGAAGACACTCCACGGAAGGCTCTTCCTCGTGGCCGCAGGAGGGTTCTTAGGGGGCTACGACGACAAGACCCTCGACGCTCTGCTCGACATAGCGAAGACGCACGACATCAAGAAGATCATCTGCGAGCCTAACTTCGGTGGAGGTATGTTCACACACCTCCTCAGATCCAAGGCCCAGCAGAAGTATCTCTGCGGGGTGGAGGATGCAGACTGGTCCTCAGTCCAGAAGGAGCAGAGGATCGTAGACACCCTAGAGCCAGTGCTCAATCAGCATAGGCTCATCGTCTGTCCATCCGTCATCGAGGACGACTACAACAGCGTGAAGACGAGAGGAGGCGGAGAGGGAGGAGGGCTCCTCGGAGAGAGAGCACCCCTGTACCGCCTGTTCTATCAGATGTCCCGTATGGTGAGAGCTAGGGGAGCCCTGTCGCAGGACGACAGGATAGACGCCCTTGCTGGAGCTGTAGCCTACTGGATGAAGGTTCTCTCTAAGGACACCGAGAAGGCAGCCTTAGAGCACAAGGAGAGGCAGCTTGATGAGGAGCTGGAGAAGTTCGTTCATGGCTGTCTTTCGAAGGAAGGAGGAACGCCATCTAGAAGGTGGAGTTCTTCGACCATGAGAAGAGCAGGGAAGACTTAGAGAAGGTACCCTTTAGGCGTTCCTAACATGCCCTTGTACCTCTTCCCTCCTACAGACACCCTACAGTTAAGGTTCCTGTAGGAGGAAGAAGGAAGAGGAACATGATCAAGGTACCTAACATGTATCTTCTTCCTGGATAATCTTACAGGGACTGTTCAATATGAGAGTATGTAGGAGGATGAAGGAAGAGGAACATGATCAAGGAACGTATAGTATACCTATATATACCTATATATATATATAGATAGGGTACACTATAGTCTCCCTTCTGTCAACCCCTGAGGTGAGGCGTATGCGATACCGCGTAGTCCCTCGAACAAGAAGCACAGAAAAGCCTGCGGGGAGGCGGGCTCCAGGACAATGGGTGGAGGGGTGTCACCCTCTAGAGGACACTCCACCCCAAGAGGACCCTTTAGATGGGTCATACAGTCTGTTCTACGACCTGCTAGTCCCTCCTCCGGAGCCTGAGTGGATCAACACCGGGATCCTGACCCCGGAAGGAGACGAGATACATCGCCCCGGACGGGAGCCTATAGGGTTCCTGAGGTTCTGTGAGGGTGAGTAGTAGGTGAGCTTGATGGGGGTTGTTAGGGTGGACCTAACGCCCCCATTAGGTGCCCCGGATAGTTTGCTGTAGTTGTGCGAAGTGGGGTCTGAAAAGAGAAGAACGCGCGATACCCCCCGTGCCCCCCTCGATCTTCGGTCGAAATCGCCTCGGTTGTCTCGTCTGGTGTCACCAAAGGTGACAAGATCGGCGCCGTCACAGGCTGTGCAAGCGGATGCGATATCTGCCTCGCACGATATCCGAGCAGGGGGGTCGGGATATCCGCGTGTGAACGTCCTCCTTGGAGTTTTTTGTTTCTTCTCCGCGCTCGCGCATCACACCCGCACCGCTCCGCCAATGGGGCAACCCCGAAGGGGTTGACAGATGGCAGGCTTTGTGGCAGCTTAATGGGGTCGATCGGCGATGCCCGGTCGGCACCACATCAGAGCGTCGTCGAGGTGCACGTCAACCCGACCCGCTTGACCCGCAGAAGGGGCGCTCTGGTGTGAGGCAATGGCCACCCGAAAGGGCAGCCCCTACGGGGCTTGACAGCCACCACGGTCCCTGCCATGATGCAGGGGTCTCGACGAGGCAGGCGTCGCTAACCTCTGCCACCGTGACTGATGTCTTATGCTCCTGCACTACGATAGGCGCTCAACAGAGGGCGCTGCCGAAGAGGCGAAGGTGTAGATCACCTGATCAATCGTGGGAAGGGTTCTCCGGGCACAGCACGAAGCTCCTCATAGGAGCGGGGCCATGTGCTGCCGTTTGTGCAGCGCTAGGGCCAGTGAGATCATCCCTACGGGTCTCGCACCGCCACCCAGGAGCCAACCCATAGCAACGCTTGGGTGCTCAGCATCCATGGCCGCTAGGGTGCACCGAAACAGGTGTATCTAACCGCCCATGGCGAGAGCGCCTAAGCATTGCCTACCCGTGAACATAGCGGGTAGGCGTTTGTCACTTTTCATTGTGACGCTTCACTACAGAGGAGATCCACCATGCGTGAAGCTCTTATCGTCTGCCCGAAGAACGACAACGACGGCCGGCCTCTGCCTCTGGTCAAGAAGCGGGCCGTTCGGTTCCTAGCAGACACCTTCGGTGGGTGCACCGTCCGAGAGGCGGAGGGTGCTTGGATCAATCCCGATACCGGAGATGTTCAGCAGGAACCCGTGTGGGAGTTCACTGTGGCATGTCATGACACAGTGACTGTCCGCTCGTTGCTTCACTCGATAGCGGTCGAGATCGGCCTCCAAGCCGATCAGCATTCGATGTACCTTCGATACCCTAGCGGGAATGTGGAGATCATCGAAATCGCCCGAGCTGAGGCTGCGTTAGTCGGCGCGGCTTGACCTATTCCCTGCCATGTGGTTCAGTGCGCCGCATGGCAGGGGTTTGTCACTTTTCCCTAGTGACCATTGAGGAGACCCCTAATGAACAACTTCATCCGCCTCACTTCAGCCTTCAAGGTAGGCCTCATCCACCGGGTAAACCTTGACCACATCATCCGGTACTACCCGACTGATCCGACGCTAGACCAATTCGAGCGAGGGTCCAGGACCACCTTAATCATCTTCGATGGTAGTGGGTCGGACTACCTGTACGTCACGGAACGGCCGGAGACAGTGGACGCATTGGTTGGAGTTCGCTGAACCTATTCCTTGCCATGTGGTTCTATGCACCGCATGGCAGGGGTTTGTCACTTTTCCATAGTGACGCTACTAGAGGAGACCTTGCTATGAACGTGACCAATATCTTCGCCATCGAAGAGGGTAAGGATACGGAAGCCGAGGAGGCTCTTATTAACCGCATCGTTGACTCCCTCAACGAAGCTGAGACTATCCACATGGGCGGCCTACAAGCTGTCCTCATGGGGATCGGCGAGATCGATGCTTGCCCTGGCCGCATCAAGGATACCGGTGAGCCTGTTCTCATCATCCTTGTGAAGGCTCTGGGCAAGACGATTCCGATCGGCCATGTGTCGAAGACGCTCGGCGTGGACTACTACGTCCCTCGCCCGGCGTCTGACTTCCTCGACTAGGCCTTTCCCCTGCCATCTGTCAGAGGGTGGCAGGGGGTTTGTCACTTTTCCCTAGTGACCATTGTGAGGATACCGAACATTGTGAGGAGACCGAACCATGCCAGACGTGACCAAGATCATGGCCTATGAGCAAGGCGAACTATCCGATGAGGAGACCATCGACCTGTTCCAAGAGCTGATCAACACCGGCGCAGCATGGACACTTCAAGGCCACTATGGGCGCACTGCAAGTGCCCTCATCCAAGCCGGGTTGTGCGAACCGCGTCAGGTCGAGGACTGAGCATTCCCCTGCCATCTGTCAGAGGGTGGCAGGGGGTTTGTCACTTTTCCCTAGTGACCATCGTGAGGAGACACGTATGAAGAATGCAATCCACTACGCCGGAATAGACTTCCTCCTTGGGCGGGACGATGTATCGCCTGAGTTACTGGCTGATCTCGTAGACTGCGGAAAGCCTGGGCCAGCCGATGAGGCCGTGGCCTATGTTCGCCGCGTCTATGACATCACCGGCGATGAAGCGGACTGTGCGGCGTACCTGAAAGGGTACGGAGCATGGACTGAGGAAGAGCTTCTCGACCATGACGAGAACCTCAACCGTCTCATCTGGCTCACTGGCGGTGCGCTCGCCGAAGATGAGGATGCTTACTTCAGCATCTACTGAAGGCCTATTCCCCTGTCATCTGTCAAAGGGTGGCAGGGGGTTTGTCACTTTTCCCTAGTGACCATCGTGAGGAGACACGTATGTTTAACATCATCATCGGCTTTGGCTTGCTGTGGCTCGTCATCTCTGGTCCTCCCTTCGAGGACTACCCCTGGCTCGACTACGCCGCATACTTCTTGGCCATTGGCAACATCGTCCTTGGCGCCGCCTCGGTGCTCTTTGACGTTGTGAAGCTGGCTGGCTCATGAGGTCCATTCCCCTGCCATCTGGAGACGGGTGGCAGGGGGGTTTGTCCCTTTTCAACCGAGGAGACCTAGCATGTACTCATCAACTGTCACCATCGTGGACACTGACCACTACTCGCTTCAATCCTCCGGACGAGGTGCCGCTTACACTCTCCACCACAAGGGGTTCAATGAGAACCTCTGGTTCGCTGGAGATGACGCGGCCCTATTCTGGAGGGAGTTCGAGGCCATGGAGAGCGCTGACGAGGGCCGTACCTTCGATAGCATCCTCCGGGAGTTGTGGTACCAGTATTCCCCGAGTTGACTATTTCCCTGCCATGTGGTTCAGTACGCCGCATGGCAGGGGTTTGTCACTTTTCCCTAGTGACCATTGAGAGAGAGAGGAGACCACCATGTCGCACTTCTATGGAACGCTCCAAGGGCCAGCCGGTCAGGCTACCCGTTGCGGCCATAAGAGTTCAGGCCTTGTAGTCCAGGCAGCAGGCTGGTCCGGCGCAATCCGGGTGGAGCTGAGCTACGACTACAAGGAGAACCGAGACCGATACCGCGTAGTCCTTCGCAACTGGCCCGCTCAAGGAGACCGCAAGGTTCTCGCTGAGGGCTGGCTCGACGAGGGCCTCCCGGACATCGCTGAGGATGCCTCGCAAGAGGTGAAGGACCCGGCAGTCTCGGGCTGGGTCTGAGCATTCCCCTGCCATCTGGAGACGGGTGACAGGGGGTTTGTGACTTTGCTAGTAACCAAGGGAGTGCTCACAGATGAGACACCACAAGTGGATCTTCTGGCGGCCGTTCGTCTTCATCGTCGGATTGGTCGCAGCGGGACTGAGCTGCTACGGAGCCTGGGAGTACGCTCTCAGGCTGGAAGGTGGTCAAGTCACGTACATTGTGCTCGCTGCCCCTTTCCTCGTAGCAGCAGCGGCATTCTTCCCGCCGGTGTTCCATTGGGCTTGGGACACTGGATCGAAGCTGAGGGCCATCCTCGTGTGGCCCTTGGTTGTCGTACCTGCGGCTGTGGTGGCCTTCTACGCCGCTTCCGAGCGGATACATCACGCCAAGGCAGGGAGTCACGCCGAACGGCTAGCGCTCTCAAGTGCAGCCGATCGGGCTAGGTCAGACCTAGCGGACGCCAAGACTGCCGCAAGGCAGGCTGCCCAAGTTGAAGCCCGGTTCAACGGTGTCAAGAACTGCGGACCTCAATGCAGGAACGCACGGGAGACGGCCGAGGGGGCTCGTAAGAGGGCCGCTGATGCCGAGCAGAGGCTGATCCAGGCAGAAGCCCGAGCTACCAAGGAGGCGCCCTACCAGATGCCTCCCTGGCTCCTCCCGGTCTCGCTAGACCTCACTGCCTTCATCGGCATCTGGCTGGGCTTAGGCGGCCCATGGCGAGTGTCTACCGAGAAGCCAACGCCCCATCGTCGTAAGCGGAAGGTGGCCAAGCGGCCTGTTGCTCCCAGGAAGCTACGGCTCGTTGCGACGAATGAGAACGTGGTTAGAGCCTGAGTTCCACCCCGTCATCGAGCAAGGTGGCGGGGTGGGTTTGTCCCTTTGTAACCTAGGAGATTGAACATGAATGGTAACGATTACATCCCCGGAGCGAAGGGGTCCATTTTCTCTGCAACTCTAAGAGAGCAAATGGACGCCTACGACAAGCTGCCGAAGACGCTTCGCAAAGCGTTGCAGGACAGCTCGAACAACTGGGACGCCTTCCACACATGGAAGGTCATGAAGAAGCGCAAGATAGGCGCTCGCGAAGCAATCCGCCAACTCCGCGCTGCGGACGCCCGGATCGCTGAACTCAACGCGGCCGAATACTGACTATTCCCCTGTCATCTGTCAAAGGGCGGCGGGGGGTTTGTCACTTTTCCAGTGACCATTTAGGAGACCTACAAATGAACAGTACCCTTGGAGCTGCCCTTCCTTCCATCGCTGAACAGTTCGTAGACTCAGCTCTTGACGAGTTGTACTCTAACGCTGTAATTGATGACTGGGAGGAAGCCTTCTGTCTATCTGAGGAATGATCCGACCGAGGCTGGGAGGGGTGGAGTGCTTCACCACGCCCCTCTCCCTGCCATTAAGGGTCGCTTGACACTTGTTAGTAACTTCGTGTAGAGAAGGGAGAGTAGATGACTGCTACAGCCTGCCACCTTTCGGCGCGGGAATATATCGAGGCCTACGAGCCGCGTTTGCTCGAAGTGTACCTAGAGCCCGACGCCGCAATCCGCGAGGAGGAGCAACGAGCGCAAGCCCGGTGCCTCCAACTGGGGTTGTCCTACGAGGAAAACTCAAATGGGGAGAAGGCCTTTCCGTTGATCGTATGGTTATCCCTCAACTAGAGGGGAAAGAGAGAGAGAGTATGATATGGTCCAAAGCTCCGGAACTAACCCCTACGTCCAATTGTCCGCGAGCCTTGTGAGAGTCCTCTCCAGATTGAGGGACCTTCATCCGGACGCCACGATCACACAGGCCATGTGCCTGTTTCTGATCGCTGGCCGTCCGGGGATCGCCCAGCGCGATCTTTACCGTCTGATGGACGCAACCGACAGCGCCGCCTCTCGCATCGTGGCGATGCTGTCCGACATTGGCAGCCGCAACACGCCCGGCCTGGACCTCGTATCCATGGAGGTGAACCCTCAAGACAGGCGAGAGAAGCATCTCGCGCTGACCCATAAGGGACGCCGCTTGATGGACGACATCCTGACCGATCTGAAGCGACTATCTTAGGAGGACATCATGCCAGTACGTCAAAGGGGATCGAAGTACCAAGCCGACTTCATGCTCGACAAGAGCAGGGTCCGCGAGACCTTCGATACCTCGGCCGAGGCAGAAGCCTACGAGATGGAATGCCGGGCTGCTCACAAGCTCGGTAAGCCCATCCCGTCCCCAAGAGGCGGCACCACCAAGGCAGCCCAGGCGGTAACGATTGGGGGCCTTGTGGACTATTGTGAGCTGCACCACTGGCGCGGTCAGAAGGCCGAGCGGATGCTCGTGCTCAATGCCCGACAGTTCGCCGCGTGGTGTGGCCCCAAGATGCCAGTTCGTGATGCCCTAACGCCGGCGAAGGTGGACGAGTACCTCTATTTCCGCGCGACGGATAAGAGGAACTCCAATAGCACCTTGAACCGGCACACGTCCGCCATTTCCGTCCTCGTCAAGAACGCGGTTCGCCTGGGGCATATCCAGGCTCGCTTCGAGATGAAGTGGAAGCGGGAGGGCGTAGGCCGTATCCGCTTCTATACGGAGCAGGAGGAAGCAGAGGCGCTCACCACGCTCATGCTCTGGTCCCGTATGGAGGAGGCCGCGCTGATCACGTTCCTGGCCGACACCGGATGCCGCCTAGGGGAAGCTCGCAAGATCCTCTGGCAGGATATCCAGGGCCGTAGGATCACGTTCGTTGGCACCAAGAACGGCACGAACCGCTCTGTGGTGGCCACCGATCGCGTTCTGAGGGCCTTGGAAGTGGTCCGGAGCATCTCCGGGAGGAAGGACGGCCCGTTCGTTTGGGTCAAGCCCCTGAAGATATACCGGCTATGGAAGAAGGTGCTCACTCACTGCGGCATCGAGGACGGCACCATTCACACATGGCGGCATACCTGCGCCTCTCGGCTTGTCCAGAGAGGTGTGGACCTAAACCGTGTGATGGTGTGGATGGGCCACAAGAGCATCACGACTACACAGCGTTACGCCCATCTCGCGCCGAAGGACCTGGAGACATGCGCGGAAGTCTTGAACAAGGGGCCGCTGGCCCTGGACACGGCAACGCGCTTGCCCTTACATGTTCTCGGCGGGAGTGGCGGAACGGTAGACGCGACGGCCTCAAAAGCCGTTGGCCCTGACGGGCCGTGTGGGTTCAACTCCCACGTCCCGCACCACTAACCCTGGTGACAAATCCTGTGACGAAGATAGGTGGCCCGTGTCGTCGGGCCTCCTATTTTTGTTTGTTCTCAATGGCCTGGGACTTGGCATCGGTCTCAAAATCCGATCGCCAAATCCTGCCACTTGACAGGCACATATCCCATCACCACATGACGGAGCCCGGAAATCAACGGGTAACCCCTTACAGAGCTTCCAACCCAGTGGCAGAGACTGCCAAGTCCGGTTGTCATTCTGTCACCAACTTAAGAGGGATGCGATGGACGCCATCCAACGGCAGATCGAGCGAGAGGATCGGATGATCGAGATGGGCCAGGAACGGGCTCAGAAGGTCATCAACAAGACCCTGGGGCGCGGTGAGGCTGCCGACACTCCGGCTGGCCGAGCCCTGGCGAAACGGGCCATGGAGCCCATGATCGAGGCGATCAAGAACTATGTGATCGACGGGTTTGACATCGAGCACCCCGCTCCGAACCGGATCATGATCCAGAAGGAGGTCCATCTGCTCCGGCCTATAGACCCGGAGCTGGCTGCTTATACGACCATCCGAGCGGCTCTGAACGCGGCCTCCAAGCAGTACGGCCTAAAGGCCTGTGCCCTGGCCATCACCGAGCAGCTAGAGGTGGAGCTGATGGCTGGCCGCTTCGAGCTGGCCAACAAGCCTCTCCACGACGCTGTGGTACGCCGTGCGAAGCAGCGCGGCCTAACCGGCAAGAGGACCGCGAACGCCCTGAAGCTGGCGGCCATGAAGTTCGAGGTCACACAGCCCAGGCTGTGGACCCTTCACGACCGCCTTCAGCTCGGCGTCAAGCTCGTGGAGCTGATGATCCATACGGTGGGCCTTGTTGAGGTTCACCTTCACAAGGTCGGCAAGACCGCCACTCCGAGGCTGTGCCTGTCCCCTGATGTCTTAGGATGGTTCAAGGACTACAATCAGGCATCAACATTGACCCGGCCGCTCTTCATGCCAACGCTGGTTCCACCCCAGAAGTGGACCTCAGTGGATGGTGGGCCGTACTACTCGGCTCGCATGAAGCAGCCGTCCATTCTGTCCAGAGGCTTCCCTGGCCAGCTTGACGAGATGAGGAAGTCAGACATGGGCGCGGTGTTCAAGGGCCTCAACGGGCTCCAGGAGACCGCATGGGCCATCAATACGCGCGTCCTCGACGTGATGACGATGGCCTGGGAAAGGAACGCTGGGCTGCCTTGCCTGCCGCCCCGCGAGGATATCCCTATCCCTCCGCTACCCCCGGAAGTCGAGGCGGACGTAAAGGGAGGTGAGATCAGAAAGGCTTGGCGCACTAAGATCCGCGCGATCCACGAAGCGAACGCGGTCGGTCGCTCCTCCCGGTTCGAGTTCGCTCGGGCTCTGGCGATCGCGACGGACAACCGCGACGAGCCTGCGATCTACTTCCCTCACCGCCTCGACTTCCGGGGCCGCGCCTATGCGGCTGCAACGACCCTCAATCCCCAGGGCTCCGACGAGTGTAAGGCTCTCCTTCAGTTCGCTGAAGGGAAGCCTCTCGGCGAGCGTGGGATGTTCTGGCTAGGGGTCCATGGGGCAAACCTGTTCGGGAACGATAAGGTGAGCCTTCAGGACCGCTACCAATGGGCGGTGGACAACGCCGGGAAGGTTGCCCAGGTCTACAAGGACCCGCTCGGGAACCTTTGGTGGACCGAGGCGGACAAGCCCTGGAGCTTCCTGGCGTGGTGTTTCGAGTGGGGTGAGGCTCAAGACGGCAATTACGTCTCCCGCCTACCGATCGCCCTAGATGGCTCCTGCAACGGCATCCAGCACTTCTCGGCGATGCTTCGAGACCCGGTCGGCGGCTCTGCCGTCAATCTGGTCCCCGGCGACAAGCCCAACGACATCTACGGGCGGGTTGCTGAGAGGGCCACCGAGAAGCTCCTGGAGATCGCCTCAGGGGGTGGCCCAGACGCCTGGATCGCGGACGCTTGGGTGCGCTTCGGCATCAACCGGAAGATCACCAAGCGCCCTGTGATGGTGCTCCCGTACGGTGGCACGTTCAAGAGCTGCATGGACTACGTTCGCGAGGCCGTCAACGCCCGCTTCTCGGCCGGGGAGGAGAACCCATTCGGTTCCGACCTCCCTCGGGCCACTGGGCTTCTGTCCAAGGCGATATGGTCCAGCATCTCGGACGTAGTGGTGGCGGCTCGACAAGCTATGGGATGGCTCCAGACGTGTGCCCGTGTGTGTACCGCTGCCGGCATCCCCGTGCAGTGGACAACGCCCACCGGTTTCGTGGTTCGCCAAGACTACCGCACGGTCAGCGGCAACCGCGTGAAGACCCGCTTCTCTGGGGGCGTCGTCTACTTCACTTCGGTGGAGCCGACGAAGACTATCGACGCCCATAAACAGGCGTCGGCAGTGAGCCCCAACTTCGTGCATTCGATGGACGCCTCGGCGCTGATGCTTACGATCTGCCGTTGCTTGGATGAGGGGATCACCGCCTTCGCGATGATCCACGACAGCTACGGGACCCACGCCGCAGACACCGACAGACTTGCCCAGATACTTCGAGAGGAGTTCGTATCCATGTACCAGAACCACGATGTACTCGCAGAGTTCCGGGCCAGCTTGGCGGCCCAGCTCCCGCCGGAGGTGGCAGAGAAGCTCCCGCCCCTCCCGGAGAAGGGCTCTCTGAACCTGTCTGCGGTCCTCGCCTCCGACTATTTCTTCGCGTGAATTCCTGCCATCTGCCAAACAACAGTTGCCTATTGAGGCCCCACTCTCCAGGAGATCCGGAATGAGCAGAGACAACCGAGTGACTATCAAAATGGGAGCAGCAGAGTGGAGTGTCACAATCCCTACTAATGAAGCTCCTCTATCCTTCAACCTAAGGGAAATGGAGAAGGACGACCGAAGGAAATTCCACGGCACCTTTATGGAGGCCGTCCGGGTGAAGCTCTCCGATAAGGGGAAGAGGAAGAGGAAGAAACGAAGAAGGAACCATGCAAAGACCCAAGATCAATCTCGACGCACTGAACAACGCTCCTCCTAAGGAGGTTGCTGAAGCGAGTTTCGAGATAATCGACAGGCTGCAACACCGCCACTCCACGCCGCACATACAGGCCGCCGCCGTGTGTGCGGCTTTTCTTGTTCTATGCCATCGGTTGCGTATTGAGGCCCAGGACGTGTTCACGGCTACGGGCAATATGATGGCCGACGAGCGCGAAGGAGGTCGTGCGGAATTTCAGGCTCTCAAGCTGTACGTAGACAACGAGATCGCCAAATGAGCAACTTCACTGAAAAGGTGTGTTCGATGAGTTATGAGGAGCGCCTTTATCGGGCTGCTTGTTTTCTCCTCCGAACACATCGGCCAATCCCTGTCGATATGCTCGCTCGCCTAGAGGCGATGGGCGTAGACATCCGCAAATTTACCTGACACAAGGCAGACAACGCAATGGCACAAGACAATCAGCGCAAGAAGCTCACACAGATCACGACGCCCCTCGGCGTGTTCCGCTTCCCGAAGCTCAGCGATCCAGACTACGGGACCGAGAAGTTCAAGAAGCCCGACGGCGAGTACTCTGTTCAGCTCGTCATGAAGCAGGACAGTCTGGTGGCGAGGCAGCTCATCGAGACCCTCAATCCCCACTACCAGGAGGCTCTGGCGTTCGCCAAGGAGGAGTTCGACAAGCTCCCGGTCGGCACCCGCAAGAAGCTGAAGGATATCCAGCCGAACCCGTTCTACACGACGGTCTACGACAAGGAGACCGAGGAGCCTACGGGTGACATCATCTTCAAGGCCACCATGAAGGCCTCCGGCGTCTTCAAGAAGGGGCCGAAGGAGGGTGAGCGCTGGCACCGCAAGCCGGTCATCTTCGATGCCAAAGGCAATCGGATGCACCGGGTACCCTCCATCTGGGGAGGTACCGAGGGCAAGATTGCGGTCGAGCTTACTCCGTACTTCGTCGCCGGCACCGGTGCCTGCGGCCTCAAGCTCAGCTTGGCTGGGGTCCAGATCATCAAGCTGGTCACCGCGAACGAGCGCTCGGCATCCAGCCTCGGGTTTGGCGCTGAGGAGGGCTACGAGTACGACGCCTCCGACGTGGCCGAGGCCGATGAGGCCAAGGACGAGGCTGCCGCCGACGTTGGGGAGGGCAACTTCTAATGCCTCGCCTACGGCCAGTTCACGCTCAACACATCGCGAACGCGGCTGGATACCGCTCTGGTCTCGAAGAGCTGATCTCGCATCAGCTCGCCGGGGCCGGGGTGCCTGTCCAGTACGAGATGTTCACGATGCGATACACCATCCCGGAACGTCTCAGCCGCTACACGCCGGACTTCGTCCTGCCGAACGGCATCATCATCGAGACCAAGGGACGCTTCGTCACCGAGGATCGGAAGAAGCACAAGCTCATCAGGGAGCAGTATCCGAACCTCGACATCCGGATAGTGTTCTCGAACCCGAACTCGAAGATCGGGAAGAAGTCTACGACCACCTACGCCATGTGGTGTGACCGGCTTGGCATCCCCTACGCCAAGCGGATGATCCCCCTCGAATGGATCCGAGCGGATCCAGACAAGGACCGCGTGGAAGCTGCGAGGAAGATCCTCGGATGGCAATTATGAACTTCGCTGAGACGTTCCCAGCCCTGTCCGCCCTACCGGACCCTCAACAGTCCATCAGGGAACTCGAAGAGCAGACAGGGTGCAAAGCCTCTGAGACAATCTTCCTGCACGGCATTCGCCTCTCCCCAACGTCAGTCCGGGCTACCTACTTCGACCCGAAGGCTGGCGTCCTTTTCTCTCTAACCATAGACCCTGCTAAGGAGCCAAAGAAATGGCAACCCAGAAGAAAGCGCCGAGCATGAGCACGCAGACCGCCGCCCTCCTCCAGCACTTCGCTGTAAAGCGCGACATCTCCGCTCTGGAGGCCGCCGCCATGTTCCGCATCCGGTCCCTGTCGCGGCGCATCAACGACCTCGAAGCTCGGGGCCACTCTTTCACGCGTGTCCGTAAGAAGGACACCACCGGCCAGCGTTACGTCCGTTACTACTACCTCGGCCAGCTCAAGAATGGCTGACAGCCGCTGCATTGGGCATGAGCCCTGTCCCTCGTGCGGATCGAGGGACAACCTCGCCCGGTACGATGACGGCCATGCCCACTGCTTTGGCTGCAAGTACTATGAACCCGGCGACGACCGCCGCACTCAAAGGAGAATGCCTGCCATGTCTGGATCTCTGATCAAGGCCGGTGCTCCCCAGGCGATCGTTGCTCGGGGCCTTACCGAAGAAACCTGCGCAAAGTGGCAGTACCTCGTAGCCACCTACCAGGGCGAGCCTGTCCAGATCGCGAACTATTCCGCAGACGGTGTCAACGTCGTCGGCCAGAAGCTCCGCTTCAAGGATAAGAGGTTCCTCGTCAAGGGCTCGCTCGGGGACCTCCTATACGGCCAGTGGCTGTGGAGGTCCAAGGGGCGGAGAATAGTGATCACTGAGGGAGAGTTGGACGCGATGTCCATCTCTCAGTGCTTCGACCACAAGTGGCCAGTCGTGTCCATTCCGAATGGAGCTTCTGGAGCCAAGAAAGCCATCGCTGCGAACCTGCAATGGCTCCTGGGCTTCGAGGAGATTGTCCTCTGCTTCGACATGGATGAGGCTGGCCAAGCTGCGGCGAAGGAGTGCTCCGGCATACTTCCGCCCGGCCGGTGCAAGGTTGCCGCCCTACCGTTGAAGGACGCCAACGAGATGCTCAAGGCGTCTCGTACGGAAGAGCTTGTGGCATGTCTCTGGAATGCTCAGGAATACCGACCGGACGGGATTGTTCTCGCGAGAGATGTCCGGGAGAAGGTTCTCAAGCCTCCGGAGGAAGGTCTGCCGTGGTGTCTCCCCTCGCTGAGTGCTGCGACATACGGGAGGCGGTACGGAGAGGCCGTAGCTCTCGGGGCTGGCACTGGCGTCGGAAAGACCACTTTCCTCACCCAGCAGATCGCGTTCGACCTGAAGGAACTCGGCCTCTCGGTAGCGGTGTTCGCGTTCGAGCAGCCTCCTGAGGAGACGGTGAAGCGTGTCGCCGGGCAGATGGTCGGCAAGACGTTCCACATCCCCAAGAGTGGGTGGACCCAATCCGAGCTGGAGGTAACGACATCTCGGGAGGAGTTCGACCGCTTCTTCCTCTACGACCACTTCGGGGCTTGCGACTGGGAAGTCGTTCGCGAGCGCATCCGCTACCTTCGGCACTCGAAGGGTGTGAGGATCTTCTACCTGGACCATCTCACCGCTTTGGCTGCGGCCTCTGAGGATGAGCGCGTGGCCCTGGAGAAGATCATGGCTGAGCTGGGAAGCCTAGTTAAGGAGCTGAGCATATGGCTCCTGTTCGTGTCCCACCTCGCAACCCCTGAAGGTTCACCGCACGAGGAAGGCGGGCGGGTGAAGATCCGCCACTTCAAAGGCTCACGAGCAATCGGCTTCTGGTCCCATTTCATGTTCGGACTGGAGCGCGATCAGCAGTCAGATGCTGATGGCGACAAGAATACCTCCGTGCTGCGAGTTCTGAAGGATCGGCCGACAGGTCAGTCCACCGGGCTCACCATACCCCTCACCTACGATGTCCCCTCAGGCCTCCTGAAGGAGGGCTTGGGTGTTCACCTGTTCAACAGCGAAGAGAAGGACCCGTTCTGATCATGACCATGACAGAGAAGCAGTTCGAGGAGCTGAAGCAGCTCATCATCTTGCAGTCTTGCATCATCTCCGCAGGGCTGGCGGCCATCGCTCACAACACAGCCCATAACAGCTACGACGCTGAACCTTCAAGGGCGAAGGTCACCCTAAGCGCCGTCACATCTATCAGGGCCTCAGCCGACGCACTCAAGAGGATGGCATAAGATGCACTTCAATCAGTATCAGAAGAAGACCGCTGAGACAGCTGTCTATCGCGAGAATGGGTGGCTGCGGATCGTCTACCCGACGATGGGTCTCCCTGGTGAAGCAGGCGAGGTGGCGAACAAGGTCAAGAAGATCTATCGGGACAAGGACGGCCATTTCTCCCAAGAAGACCGCGAAGCGGTGGCCAAGGAGATCGGCGGAGTGCTGTGGTATTGCGCCGCTCTCGCGACTGACCTCGGTCTCAACCTCGACGACATCGCCAAGACCAATCTGAAGCAGCTCCGCAGCCGGAAAGAGCGAGGGACGATCGCCGGGGACGGAGACGACAGATGACGACGTTCGCTCAGATCGCAGAAGAGATAGAACAGAAATACCAGGAAGAGCTGGCCAAGCTCAAGCTCACCACACCTGACCCTTCTCCGGGAGATCTCAAGGAACTCCGCAAAAGGGTCTCTAGGGAGGTTCGCCTCCAACGGACAGCCATCAAGTAAGGAGAACTATGTCGTACCGCTCCAACCGGAACCCCGCGTTCCGCAGCGCATTCGCTGAGACAATATTCAATCAGAAGTACGCCCACGAGGGCGCTGAGACGTGGGAAGAGCTTTGCCGGACACTCGTCGAGGACGTGTGCTCTGGCAATATGTCGGTCGCAGAAAAGGCAGTTCTTGCGAAGTACATGGCCGACATGAAGTTCATCCCCGGCGGGCGGTACCTCTACTATGCCGGCCGCCAAGCCAAGTACTTCAACAACTGCTTCCTCCTGAGGGCTGAAGAGGACACTCGGGAGGATTGGGCCGATCTGTCGTGGAAGGCAGAGAGCTGCCTCATGACCGGCGGGGGTATCGGCATCGACTACAGCCGGTATCGGGGCAAGAACAACACCCTGACGAGGACCGGAGGTCTATCCTCCGGCCCCATTCCAAAGATGCAGATGATCAACGAGATCGGACGCCATGTCATGCAGGGCGGATCCAGGCGGTCGGCTCTGTACGCTTCCCTCAACTGGAGGCACCCGGATGTCCAGGATTTCATCTTCGCCAAGGACTGGCACAAGATGAAGATCGCCGGCACCGAGGCTACAGTCTGGGATGCGAAGCAGGCCGACTTCAACTACCCCGCCCCGCTCGACATGACCAACATCTCGGTGAACTACGATACCGCGTGGCTCGAAGGCGACCGCTTAAATGAGACCTTCCTTGCGAACGTGCGTCAGGCTCTGATGACGGGCGAGCCCGGCTTCTCCTTCAACTTCTACGACAAGGAGAACGAGACGCTCAGGAATGCCTGCACAGAGGTGTGTTCCGAAGACGATAGCGACGTGTGCAATCTCGGATCCATCAACTTAGGACGCATCGAGAGCAAGGAAGAGCTACGTGCGGTGGTTGTTCTGTCCACGAGGTTCCTTCTTTGTGGAACCCTCCGGGCTGACCTCCCATACTCCAAGGTGTATCAAGTACGGGAGAAGAACCGCCGCCTTGGTCTCGGCCTCATGGGTGTTCATGAGTGGCTAATCAAGCGCGGCTACCGGTACGAGTGTAACGAAGAGCTTGAAAGGTGGCTCGACATCTATGCCCAGTGCAGCGATGCCGAGGCCACCACTTTCGCTGCCAAGCTCGGCGTCTCCAGGCCGGTTGCTGTCCGGGCTATCGCCCCAACAGGGACGATCGGCATCCTGGCAGGGACCACCACCGGCATCGAGCCCATCTTCGCGGTCTCGTACAAGCGCCGCTACTTGAAGGGCACCCAATGGCACTACCAGTATGTCGTGGACAGCGCGGCTCAGGAACTCATCGACCGGTACGGGGCTGACCCGGAGAAGATCGAGAGCGCCATCGACCTCGCTCAGGACTACGAGCGGCGTATAGCCTTCCAGGCCAGCGTTCAGCGCTACGTAGACCAGTCCATCTCTTCGACCATCAACCTTCCAGCATGGGGAACAGAACACAACAATGAAGAAACTGTGCGACCTTTCGCTGACGTACTTGCCCGCTATTCTCCTCATCTTCGTGGTTTCACTTGCTACCCTGATGGGTCTCGGGGTGGGCAGCCGCTGACCTCGGTGCCGTACCGAGAGGCTCGGGACCGCGTAGGAACTGAGTATGTAGAGCACGACATCTGTTCGATCTCTGGGAAAGGAGGAACATGCGGCGTCTAATTACCTGCCTCGTGGCATGGATACCGGTGTCGCGTCGAAGGTTCAACGAAGTGGAGGAAGAGGCCCAGCGCCTCTCCTCTCTTCTGCACCGCGCGGCGCGGCGTATCGCAGGGCTGGAGCAACAGATCTGGGACGACAAGAAGAAGGGTCTAGAGCCCATCCTTCGTAACTTAGATCTGAGCGTCACAGAAGAGTATGACCTCTGTGCTGACGCCACCATCCACCACGTAGAGCTTCGACCGCTCTATTACCGGTTCATTGTTCCTAGGCTTCAGAAACTTCAGTGTGGCGAAGCATTCGTCGATCAGATGAAGCGGAACGCTATTGACGCCATCGCCGTCTCTCTCGTGAGGCAGATGGAAGAGAAAGGGTACTTCAAACAGAAGGAGGACTGATAGGTGGCGAAGATTGTCTACAAGAAGATGACGCACCCGGTAGAGCGCATCGAGATAGCTTGTGTGTTCAATCCAGGGGACAAACTCACCTTCCATCACTTCCAGGAGAACAGCCTTCGAGTTTCGCTGGAGGAGAGAGGTAGGTTTAGCCATCTCCGGTTGTCGAAGTCAGACGCCAAGGTTCTGGCTCAAGTCCTCAACGATTGGGCGGAAGGAAAGTTCTGATGCGCCGTCTGGTGTTCGACTGTGAGACTGATGGCCTTCTCCCGGATCTGACTAAGCTACACTGCCTCGGGATCACTGACCTGGACACGGGCGCCTACTACAGCGCCCACTTCCCGATCGACATTGAGTGTGGAGTGCGGATGCTGATGGAGGCTGATGTCATCATCGGCCACAACATCATCGGCTTCGACATCCCGGCACTCCGGAAGGTCTACCCCTGGTTCAATCCTAGTGGCATCGTCCGGGACACTATGGTCCTCACTCAGCTCATGTGGGGGCACATCAAGGAGACGGACTTCGACCGAGCCAGGAAAGGCTTCCCCAAGAAGTACATTGGGAGACACTCACTAGCAGCTTGGGGCTTCCGCATAGGGGAACTCAAAGACGAGTACAAAGGTGGGTGGGAGAAGTGGTCTCCAGAAATGCAATCCTACATGGACCAGGACGTAGTCGTTACGGCCAAGCTGTGGAGGATCATTGAGGAGGAAGCCGAGAAGTGGGGTATCGACCTCTACGATCCGAACCCGCCGCCCGGTAAGGATTGCGTGGAGCTAGAGCATCGTGTTGCGGAGATCGTCCGACAGGTCGAGGGACACGGCTTCAACTTCCACAAGGAACGGGCTATCCAGTTGGCCGCTAAGCTCACTGCTCGCAAGCAAGAGCTAATGGATGAGCTACAGCGATCGTTTCCCCCTGAGACCGTCGTCGAGGTGTTTGTTCCAAAGGCGAACAACAAGACGCGCGGATACGTCAAGGGGCAGCCCTCCCAGAAGCAACACACCATCGTCTTCAACCCAGGCTCTCGTCAGCAGGTTGCCGACCGGCTGAAGAAGCTCGGGTGGAAGCCCGTGGCGTTTGGCAAGGATGGAACACCCACGGTGGACGAAGACGTTCTCTCGGCGCTGCCGTACCCAGAAGCGAAGCTGCTCTCTGAGTACTACGTCGTTGAGAAGCGTCTTGGTCAGATCATCAATGGCAAGGAGGCTTGGTTCCGGCATGAGCGGCGAGGCCGCATCCATGGCCGCATCCATTCCTGTGGTGCCCACACCGGGAGGATGACCCACTCGAACCCGAACCTAGCTCAAGTACCTGCAAATCATGCACCCTATGGAGAAGAGTGCCGTGACTGCTTTGTGGCTGATGATGGCTATGTACTCGTTGGTTGCGATGCCGATGCTCTGGAGCTTCGTGACCTCGCCGGCTACATGGCGCATTGGGATGGTGGCGCCTATGTCGAGACAGTGCTTCGAGGTGATAAATCTCGTGGAACGGACATGCACACCCTCAACGCGAAGGCGATAGGCTGCAATCGAGACACCGCGAAGACCT